ACCAATCTCATCATCACGCATGCGAACTTGAAATCCTGTAGGAATAGGTTGTATAGTGTATTTGCCAAATGCTCGATACTTCTTGCCATCTTCTATGATCACTTTGTCTAGCAGCAGCGGCAGCTCTTTTGCTGCTAACGCAGCCAATTTACGACTGGCTTTCATTTGAATACGTAGTGTGTTAGCATCCACCCCACGGTGGCCACAAGAAACCCAATAATGCCAATGCCCCAACCAATCAGTTGATCATTGCGTTTGGCTGACATAGTATGCACCATGCCATGCACTGACTCTATCATGGTTTTTACCGAATCAATACCGGACTCAACAGTTTCAATCTTGAGTTCCAACATGCGGTAACGTTCGGCACAAAGCTCAACGTGGGCCTCTAAACTTTTCTTTTCAATATCTGTAGTGTCCATGAGTTATTTATGGTTTAGCGGTTCAAACCAGATGTTCACATCCGGATGTAATAGTGTGGTCAACTGTTGCTCAACATAGTTAATGATGGGCACACCATCACAGGCTTGCCGTAGTCTTCCTACAGGATCGTTATCGACTGCAAACACATCATCAAATTCTGTATCAAATTCAAATTGCCAACGTTGGTCCTTGGTACGTACTCGTGACACTCGCACTGGTTGTGTGTAGAGACCAATCAACTGCATGATGGTTTCCCAGTTACGTTGTTGGTTGCGACTGCGAACCCACGTAGAGATATCTGTCACCTGTTGTCCTAGCTGATCTGTGAACGGCAATAGATTTTCTCGATAGTGGCCTGTGACTCCAGTAGGTCTGCAATCAAAGTCTGTGGTTATTTGTATACTCATTGTCATATGGTATTTACGGCCAAAAAAAAACCTTGGAAATTAATCCAAGGCTTTTGTTCTTTACTGCTGTCCGGAATTAGACAGGAGCAAAGTTGCTTGCACTTGTGGTAAACACAGCATTACCAGCGCATGAGTTCAATTGCAAGTTCTGACCACCAGACGCCACTGTGGCACTGGTATTAGCAATGGCCAACAGTGTCACGTTGCTGTATACATCTGTTGGGTAGATGGCCAAGTTCAACACTGTGGGTGATGCTGGGCTGACCTGATACATTGCTACTGTGGCCTTGGTCTGGATGGCTTGCATCAGGTTGTTGATGTAGCCATTGACGTTAGCGGAAGTTGTTAACGCACCATTAGCTACCAAGCTGAAAAAATCCAGCTTAGGGCCTTGGAAGTTAACCGAGCCTGTGGCTGCAATGTTAGCTGTACCTTGAATGTTGCCATTCGCAGTGTCCATGTGGAATACCGGTTGGGTAGTTCCGTTTACTTTTGTAAATCCTGCCATTTTAAAATCTCCTAGTTAGTGGGTTTTTGCCCTACACTTATTTATGAATTTGGCAAAAAATTACACGGTTGGCGGATTGTTTCGTGCTTTGTTTCTAGCAGTAAAGTCAAATCTGTTGACTGCTTTGCCATAGCCTGCAGGGGTGGCAAACACCCATCCTTCGTTACCGGGCACTTGCGCATCTAACTGCGATAACAGATCCAACTTCAAGTCATGCAACAATTCAAACAACAAAAACGCAGCAGCCAATGCCTGCTCGTTTGATGTAGGGCTTCGTAGGTATTGTGCAATGTTGTTGACTTTTTGCGGAGTTTGAGTCTGCTGCAACCAAGACATGAAGCCCGGTACTAGATCACCAAAGTCTCCAGTGTACGCAGCATGATTTGGATCCACACGCTTGTTGATATAATCAATTGCCAACTTGGCCAAGTCAGTTATCTTCATGGCACGTAGTTCAGTAGGGTTGAACAATGTATCCAATGCTGCACGATTCTGACGTAAAAGTGTTTTGATCTGTTTGACGATGGCATCGTTTTTGGGCACAGATTTGGCATAGATTGGTTCAATCAACAACAATCCTTCTACAGGATTAAACTTAACTCGGCTGAGTGGTTGTTTGGCTGCTCCTGCATCTTCATACATTGTGTGTACTGCCACACCTACATCACTATTGGCAATTTGTTGTCCAAGTTTGCTGTTGGCAGGAATACGATACTGTACTGTGTTGGGCTGGAATACTAGATTACCAGCTTCTACTGGTGGAGTTTGTATGTATAGTAAATCTCCTTTGACAAATCCACGGAAGTTTTGAGGAGTAGCTGCTTCAAGATAAGGCCATATGGTTTGATACACTGGCAACAATGTTGCAACTCTAGTGGCTGCATTGCCTTTGGCTGCTGCATTGGCATCTCGACGAGCCATGTCGTCGGCTATGGCATCCTGACTAGTGAACAATCCGTCATACCCAGCAGCAGTAAATCCTGCATCATCTGTTAACACAAACTCACCAGTTTCCGGCTTGCGCCCAAATACCACAGCAGGTTTGCCATCCCACTTCACTGATCCAGTTTTGGGGTTGGTATAGAATGAATCTGCTATGGCCAGTGCTCGATCAACCCCTGCTGTTCCGCTACGGAATATATAATCTTCTAGATGCTCGATACCCTTGGCTTTACCACCCACGGCAGCAGGTTCTGCTTCGTAAAGATGATATGTTTTTTTAGTTTCAATCAATGGTGTCATTCCTTGATTCACAATTCTATCACGCAGTCTTGCTAGGAAGTTAACATCGTTTTCTTTAACTGTGGTAGCAGGCTCTTGTAATCCTTCACGTGAGAGATATTCACGGAAGTCGGCTAGCTTGGTATCACGTGCAGGATCCTGTGCCAATGCAGCATATATAGATTCTACATTCTTTAGATTCTCACGGTCGGCACCTTGCCCTAGCAGTACACTGGCCACATAATCAGGATCCATACCGCCATCCACCAGCTGATTTGATGTGCGAGAAAACATGCCATTGGCACCAACTTTGAGTCCCAGTTGTTTGGCAATGCTGCTCATGAGCACATTGCGATTCATACCTTTGTATGCAGAATCTGTGCCGCCTGCATAGAAGAACTGTCCCCAATCTAAGTTAGGAAAGAACATAAAATCTGTTTGTACAAAGCCTTTGTTAGCATCTCCGCCAATGGGTGTACGCAAGTGGACTTCACCAGATTTTTTGACCCATTCTCTAGGATCGAGACCTTGACTCTGAACAAACTGTGTAAGAGTAGCAGCCAATTGGTCTTTGCTGATCTCATTGAGATCCACAGCTAGATCTAGGTCGCCCGACGTGGGCTTTTTACCAGTGCTGCCCAACCAACGCAGTGGTATTCCGTCTGAGCCTTTTTCTGTAGTGAAGTCTATACCAGTCACTTGCTCTATCCAGTCAACTGTGGCTGGCACATCTTGCAGATTGATACGTTGGGTTAATGGATCGCCCGATTTTGTTTTGAATACATTGCCACCTTCAAGTAGCTGTTTAATTTGCATCACTGCGCCTCACTGTTCTAGCAAATTTTCCTGCATCACGAGTACGGATAGCATTGAGTAATTTGCGTGTTAAATTTTCTGCTTGTTCTTGGGTATAAGAAGCATCAATCTGTTCCAGTAGATTGATTGCGCCGGCAATGATATTTGCAGCGCGGCTCTCTATCACTAGGTCGCGCTCACGCTCAATGTACATAGAATCTAATTCTTCTAATAGACTACGAGTGCGTTTCTGCATATAGGTAAAGGCCCTTGACTTATTTATTGGTTTTAAGATGTTTTGATCTTGCCCAACAACTGCTTGAGTTTGGTACTTTGCACATCTGCTGAAATCTTTGGATCCAATGGGTCATGCCCATCTTTGGGTTTTGCTCGTTCCCACTGACCCGTTGTTACCACTGGTTCTGCCGGAGTAACTGAAGTTTTTGCTTTGATAGAATCCATCAAGCTGGGTTTGCGGAATGAATTTTCACCATCTTCTCCGCCAGCATCAGTGATACGCATGGTATCGATATTGTATTCAAGATCAATCTTTTGTCCTACTCCTGTTGAACTACGTGACTTCATACATTGAATTTGATACTTGCCTCGCTCTTTCATTTGCCTACTGGTAAAGATACCAAACACATTGTCTGCTGTGTTGATCTTGCTGATACCACCCGAAATGTGACTGTGATCAAACTCCACTTCTTCCACTGCTGATCTATTCAACTGTGATGCGGTGACCATGAGTATTTGCAGCTCTTTGGCAAGATTACGCAGTTCCTCGCTCACATACTTGTCTTTAACAAACAAATCATTAGGACTTACCTTTGCACTCACGGGCATTAGCAAGTCCAAGTAGTCAATCATCACAAAGTCCACACGCTTGCCTGTTTGTATTTGATATTCTTTCAAGTAAGCTCGTATGTCATTGATGTTGCTCTGTGCCGGTAATCCCTTCACTTGATAGTTACCAGATTTCTTACCTACCATTTTGACCTTGAGTTCGGTGGTATCAATATCCTTGCGAATATCTTTTGTGCTCATGTTTGTGAGCATAGCATCAGTTCTGAGCGATGTGAGTTCTTCTGAAAGTTCTAACGTAATGTATACTCCGCTCAGGCCAGCTTGAACCCAATTCAATGCTATGTTCATCATCACAAGACTCTTGCCCGAGCCCGACCCACCTGCAAAGATGTTTAGTTCACCGCGACTGAACCCGCCATACA